AACGAGCGGCGTGGACGGACGGATCACGACACCGCTGTCCAGCACAACGCCCTCACCAATTGCGGACACGATATCCCCCGCCTTTTCGAGCAGAGCCGTGTTCGAATTGGTACGCATGAAAATCTGTGCGTAGTGGGTCGCGTTGTTCTGGTACTGCGGCTCGTTGTACAGATAGGTGATGTACGGAAGGGTCACGTCATCCGGGACGGTGTTCACCTCGTAGGCTGGCAGACCGAAGCCGGAGTAGAACGTATACAAGGCTGCTGCCGTGCTTGTCATGCCGGGATCACCCATTTCTCGGCGGTCACCTGCCCGATTTGGAAGGTCGCCCGTTCAGGTGTCTCGCTGTCGGTCACGTTCGAGGTAACACGGAAGATCGCGCCGTCCGATACGCGCCGGAAGACATCATGAAAAGCAAGCGCCGCGCCCTTGTACACGGTGATGGTGTACAGCTCAGTCACGCCGTCTTTCTCGGCGATACGGGCTTGCATCGAGGTGTCCTTTACGATAGCTGCGGTAAACGCCGCGCCGTCGACCCACTCGTATGTGAAACCGCCCAATCCGTCCGGCACGCTGCGCTTGTCCATCAGGACGCAGGATGTCATATACTCGTCGATCAGGCTCATTCGCTGTACACCTTCCTCCATTGCGCCAATGCGGATTTCGGCACGCCGTACCACGTACCCGCTGGCATTCCGTCCGTCGCATCCGTCGCGCCCTTGGTGTACGAGTACCCGCCGAACGATTCAGACGTATATGGGCTGTTCAGGGCCTCGCCGTGTTTCGTCATCCACTCGGACGCGCTCGCCGCGATTTCAAGCACCGCTTTCGGCGGGTACATTGCCCAAATCTCCCCGGTGAACGTCTCTGCATAGAGGTCAGCCGCCGCCGTGTCATCGTCGTTTCGGATGGTCTCGCCGTAGGTATAAACGCCATCATTCAGCGCGGAGCCTTTGATCCTGAACCGCTGGCCGGACAGCAAAAACGGCAGCTCAATGCTGCCGCCTGTAATGGTGTACGTACCAGCGTGGATCATCTGCTCATGCGTTGTAGGATGGCGTTCGAAGTAGTTATGCAAGTGAGCGCAAAGTCTTTCAAGCATCCTTCTTCACCCGCTTTCGGGTGGCCTTGATCTTTTCAATCAACGGACAGCCGATTTTGTTATCGCAGGACATAAGCTCATTGATTCGATCAGTCCCGACCTTTACGCCGTCGCGGGGGAAAGTGTCGCCAACTTCGTAAATGTGATTTTGATCCTGCAAATCCATAAACCGAACAATTACCTTGTACATATTTCCCTCTCAATCAGCGTATTGCACATGACGCAGCATATGCCCGCAGTTTACGCGCGTATCTGTGTAAATCGGTATGCCCGACTTTTTACACGCCTCGCAGAAATACAGGTCTTCTGATAGCATCCGCTTGTTTGAGTAGTTGACCCAGTCGTACCACGGATAGGCGATCCTTCTGAAAACATCCGTCCTGATAAACGCGCAGCCCATGCCGCCGCCGTGAATACGAACTTTAAACTGTCCTTGTTCTTTCAGCGTCTTCAACTCTTCGGCTGTATACTCGCTCTCGAGCGGATAATTGAAGTGAGGAACGCCATTAGAATCTAGCAGCTTGCAGACACAAGTCCTTCCGCGATAGATGTTGTCCGAATCCCTGTGAGCATAGAAACCAAGACACACATCTTTGGCATCATCCATCAGATTGATTAGCGCGTCCTTCGGTAATACAACATCGTTGTCCACCATCAGCACATAATCCGTCTGCTTGTCCAATGCCGTCTGTGCTATCTTGTTCCGCGCCGTGGCACAATCATAGCCCCTCACGTATTCAAACGAGGCATCTACCCCCGACACGTCCAAATCATAAATAGACTTGAACGTGTCAGGGTAGATGTTTTCAAACGTTGGGACTGCAATCAGAAGCCTCATTCATCAGGCCCCAGTCGCGCCAGTCGCTCCACCCGCTCCGATGGTGACATTGGCGATGCCGTCGAGGTACTCGGCCCACAACTTCATGCCCATCAGCGCGTAGGTCTCGCCGACTGCGGTGCTGTAGTTGCCCTGTACGTGGAATCCGATCAGGTTGGTTTCGCCCTGAGTGGTGTACTGCAGACCGAGGCGGGCAAACTCAGAATCGCCCGGATCGACATAGTACAGGTCGATGTTCTCAACCGGGGTCGCAAGAACGGTATTGCGGGCAACGTCCGGCGCGGAGAGCAGGAACAGGGTGGAATAGCCCATGAAGTTCTGCACGTAGGTAAGGCCGAACTGGGTCTGAACGGTGATCGGGGCAGCGCCGAGGTAGTCATAGAAGTCGAGAACGTTACAGAAGCCGACGACCTCGGTCACGCTCTTGCGGATGGTATTGAATTTATTCAGAACCAAGCCCTTCGCTTTTGCGAGCGCGTCTTGGAAAGTGCTCGCGCTGCCAGCCAACGAGCCAGTATTGAGGAACGTGTAGAACTTCGTCAGCACGTTCGTCTGCAGCTGGTTGAGGAAAGCATCATCGCTCTTCTCAACAGCGATCTCAGCGCCGTACTTGCTGACATCCTCGATCGGGACAGCCTTCGCATATTTCTCGATCACAACATCAGACTTGCCAGCCTGAACGATCGTCGCCTTGGAATACGGGATCACTTCGCCGGGATCAACGCTGCCGCTTTCAAGCGCGACAGAGGCGGTGTAGGTGATCAGGGTAGAGCCGGGAGCCTTGCGGATCGGGCGCATGATGCCCATGATATTGCGCAGCGCATCCCAGTTGTCGCCGAAGCGGGTTACAAATTCAATCTCACGAGCGGTAACGTTCGTATAAACGTTCGGCAGAGAGTCGCGGGGGTTGCTCAAAGTTTCAACATTCGTTGCAGCCATTGTTATTATTCTCCTTTCGCTTGTGCCTCAAGATTTGCTTGAATGGCGTTAATGCGTTCCTGTGTGCTGTGTACGTATTTGCCGTGCTCGTCTTTGCGGAAGATCTCTTCGCGGGTCATCTTCGTGCTGCCCTTGCCCTGAGGCGGGGTCTGCACGTTCGCGCCGCGCGTCGTATCAGTCGCGATGAAGTCAGCCCATTCGGACTTGATGCTTTTGGTCAGGTCTTCGGCGTTCTCGATCTTGCCGTCTTTGACCTTTGCCGCGTCGATATCCGCGACCTTCATTACGCTGTCGATGCGCTTTGCGTCGACACCGCACTCCCGCAGGAGTTCACGGTACAGGCTCCGCTTTTCAGCGGTCGCCTTTTCGTTTGCGACGGTTTTCTTGTACTCGTCGAAATCCGCGTGTTCTTTCTCGTATTTCGATTTGTAATCGTCGCCGTTGGTGTTCTTCAGATCGTCCAATTCCTTTTGGACATCCGTCAGCTTTTGCTCGAGTTCATCTGCCTTCTTGCCCTTTTCTTTCAAAGGGTTGACTGTTTCCAGATGATCTTCGATGATTGTTTCGACCTGTTCTTCGGTCAGTCCCATTGCTTTAAGTTTGGAACGAGTAATGGACATAAGTTGTTTTCCTCCTGTCTGTTCTTCGGGGGCTGTTCCTCGCCCCAGAGGTTGTATAAAAACAGCACCCCGATTCTTTGGGATGCTGGTTTTATTTGGTGGTCATCCGCGCTTTAGCTCGGATTCGAAGATGTATTTGTATTCGTCGGTATGCTGTTCGATTGCGGGTCTCAGGAAGGGCCTCGGATGCACGAAACTGTGACCGATGCCGCGCCCCTGTGTTGCGCCGTTGTGAATCCACTCAGGCGGCGGCACGAAGTACGGGCCTGTGCCTAGTTCAACATATGGCGCGTACTCGACATTACTACCGATTGTAACGGCCTTTTCTGCGGGGTCTGTCTGATGCGTGATGCTGTTTCGCAGGTTGCCTGTATCGACGACGCACAACTCCTTTGCGTAGGTCTCGGCCTTGCCGCCAATGATTTCAAGCCCTCGCTCTACTGCGGATTCGAGCGCACTCAGTGCTTCATCGGTGTTGTCCGTTACTTTCACGCTGCTCATTGTTTGCTCCTCAACCAGTCATTGAAGTCGCTGTCATCGCGAAAGTTTGGGTAATCAGGGTACTCATACCCCAGCGAACAGCGGCAGTTGTAGACGAGCGAAGGATCGGCGTTCGGGTCGCCCGGCTCCATGATTTCCATACCGTCGACCGTGAACGGCTCGTCAACGTCGACAACTTGCCCGTCGAGTTCGGCGTGTGTGTCGCGTGTTCGGCTGTCCTTCGTCGCGATCCACCGTTTGCGGACTTTGATGCCCATATCCTGCTGCTTATGCATCGCTTCAATTCTGCCGATGTTCTGTGCCGCCGTCATAGCCGTCCGCGCATACAGGGTAGTTGCAATGAACGATGACATCCCGGTATCGCGTGCAATACGGCTTGCCAACTGTGGAATGCTCTCGCCCTGTATGATGCCCTGTGTTACGCTGTTCGATATCTTTCGTCGGTTCCACGCCTTGTCTTTTCTGCCGTTTACAACACGGCGAGGCAAAAGCTCCGGCTGGTCTTTCAGCAGCTTTGACACTGTGTCGTTATTGTAGAGGTTGAAGCTGACAGTAAACTTTGAGCCTTTTTCGACGCGGTAGTTGATGTAATTCGCATTTACAGCGAACACACCTACGCGCTCGTTGTTCATGATCTGCGCGGCCTTTCGGTTCGCGTTTGTCAGAATATCGGAGATCGCATCACGCTTCTCTTGCCACACAGCCCCCTGAAATACCTGTCCGCGAAGCCATGCGTCGTAGTCTTCTTTTGCCATTTTCCCGGCCTCGACCAGCGCACGCAGCCGCTTGTCCTTCTCAAGATGCCGCAGATTGAAGTCCCGCAGTTTATTGATTATATCCCTTTGTGCCTCTCGATAAACGGCTCTCAGGCGGCGCTCCATACGCCGCACAGCCGCCTCGGTCGCAAGCTGTCCAGCGTCCATAAGCCCTCCTTACGTCACCACGACCTCGCCGTCGTTAAACGCAAGCGAGTTGCCCGGCGTGCCATTGTCGATGTTCACCGTGTCGTCTGCCATCGTGACCTGTACGTTGTCGGCGTTCGGATCGATCTCAAGAACGCCGCCCCTCATGGAAACGCCATCGACAGATCCGCTCTCCCACCACTCATACAGCCACATTTCCTCGCGGATAATCGGCACAGGCGGCTCAATGTCAGCCCCGGCAATCGCCGCGAGGTAGAACTCCACGCGCGTGATCGGCACAGGGAATGACGAACCAACGCCAGCAATAGCGGCGAGGTACAATTCGATGCGGGTGATCGGTGTCGGAACGTCCGTTGTGCCGTTGAGGATCGCGTCGAGATACTTCTCAATGCGGGTGATAGGTGTCAGCGTGTTCGTCGCACCGTCGACGATAGACGCGAGATAATTCTCGATTCTAGTGATCGGCTCCATCAGCTACCACCTCCCACGATGACCTCGCCCGTAGCGTTGTCGAAGGTGATCGTCGGAACCGAAGCAGCAGCCGCTTCAGCCCGCGCCGCTGCAGCTAGAATCTGCGTCAGGTAGGTCTCCTGCGGTGTCGGCAGGTCTGACGTTGAGATGTTCTCGATGCCGCCGGACACTTTGACCGGGATCACCTCGGATGCCAGTACGATATCGTCAGAGCCGGAAGAATCCACAAGCACGACCTGTGCCGTGCCGTTTCTCTGATAGTCGAGGTCGTAGGCCGTGACCGTCCAAGACAGCGTAGAGCCGCTGACGGAAGTCTCCGCGATATAGTTGACGTAGTTCTCGGATTTATGAACCAGCAGTTGCGGGGTCGCCGATGGGAACTTCTCCAGCATCTCCGATATATCAAGCTCCACCGTCCGCGCGTTTTGTTCGTTGGAGTAACCGATCCAAATCACGGTAGGAAGTGCGCTCATTCTTCAAACACCTCCTCCGTCTCTTCGGTCGTGAATCTGCCGCCGCCCTCCGCATCTCTCTTTGCGAGGATGTCCGGGATCTCATCGTCCGTGACGTTCGGCAGCTTGCGCAGCAGCGTTTCGGTGTCGAGGTACTCGGCCTCCATCATCACGAGCTGAGCTTGCTCGAGCTGGTTCGTGATGCGGTTTCGTTTGAATACTGGCGTATCGTCGATCCCGATCAGCCGCAGGATCGCTTGCACCGCTTCGATGATCTGATACTCGAAGTCGTCGGCCTGTTCGTCCATCGGCTGGTACATTGCTTGAATCTCAGTCGCAGTCTTCTGCCCCGCAGAGAAGCTCACGGTGTCCAGCCCGCCGAAGTCCTCGTAAATGCGCGAGCGCATCATTTCGAGGTATGCCTGACGTGCCGTTGTCGGCAGCTCCTGCGTGTACGGTGTGACGCGCCCCTCAGTCGTGTCCGCGACGGCGATGTGCTGCAGCTTCAGGCGATCCCTGAACCGTGCCATGTCGGCATCGGTCATGCCGCCGTAGTTCTCAAGTAGCCAGTAAATCTGCGCACAGTCCTCGAGGTCGTTCGCGAAGCCGGAACAAATCAGGTCGTAGCTGTCGATCTGCTGTTGCATCCCGATCAAGGTGGACTGATGAAGCCTCGAACCCCAAAGCGGCACGATGGGCAACGCTCCGTAATTGTCGCCACCGATAACCTCGGGTGTATCGTCTGCGGGTACAATCCGCACGCGTTCCCTGTAAGGCCGCTTTTCTTCGCTTATTTCGAGATTTGAGCCGCTTTGAGCACGATAGACGGTATATCCATCCTCCTCGTAGAAAACGGCCTGTAGTGGTTTCTGAGGGTCAATACGCCAGTACCGAACGCCAGCCCTCAATGCCCCGGTCTCCTCATCCCACAGCGGGGCAAACTCCGTCAGCGGGAAAATATGAACACGGTCGACGTTGAAGAAGACGAAGCTCAAGCCGTGGATCAGCGCGAGCCGACCGCCTTCCATGATGCGCGTGTCGAAGTCGATGCCCAGCTTCTCTTTTACGCCATCGCTGTTAAACGTGATGCCGTTGCCGAGCGAGTAGGTCGCCCGCTGGGTGTTCAGCCTATTGAAGAAGTTCGAGGCCAGCTTGTTATTGCTTGCCGTGTAGTCCTGAACCGCCAAGCCCGACAGCGTGTACATTTTCTGCACGTACTCGTTGATAGTGCGGTTCTTTCGCCTGTCGTACAGGTCAGCGTCCTGCGCCGTCTGCACCATAGACGAGGCGTTGTGGTCGGAGATGAGCCGAGACAAGAAAACGGCTGTATTAGTCTCCTTCAGATAATCCTGATACGTTATCAAATCGGTTCACCCCCTTAATTGAACGGACTGATATAGTCCTCGCCGCCTCGGCGGTCGTAATGCCTCGCCACGCACGCCGCGCTGTCCGGCGCATCATCGTGTTCCGCATCCTCGGTGTATGAAAGAATCTGTGCCTGATACGCCTTGTCCGTGCCAGTCAAGAAAACCACGTTCCCCCACCATTTGCGGAGGAACGTGCTGATCTTCAGGTGTTTGTTCATGTGTTCCGGGTACGCCCTTGCGCTGTACCCGCGCCGCTGGATCTCCTTGGCAAGGTAGCCTTTGTCGGCGTTCGTCTCGCAGAGGATCGGAGCGCACAGCAGCCGCTTCGCCTCTTCGATGCAAGTGTCGAGGACGGTGTCGACGTGCCTGTGCCACAACCGCCCATAGAGGTACAGCGTGTCGCCTTGCCTTTTGCCGATGGTCAAGGCCGTGAAGTCCTCGCCGCCGTAGGCTGCGTCGATGTGCGCGATGCCGTCGCGGAAAAGCGTGGTGTCATCGGTGTACTTCGGATATGTCGTGAACAGCGCACCCTCTGCCGCCACCCACAGGCCGTTGATGTAGCGGTCGTAAAGCACCGTGCCTTCGTACTCACGCTTCAGGTTCTCTACGAAGACCGGGTCGAGGAACGGATTATCGTCTATCGTGTAGGACTGCTGGTAGATATCAGCATCCGACTGCAAGAACTCATAGAACCAATGCTGAGGCGAATCCGGGTTGCACGTTCCGTCAAAGATGCTGTAGGGCTTATCGAGGCGGCTCTTCAGCATATCGAATACGTCAGGATGCCACGTCACAACCTCATCGCCGTAGCAATACTTAATCGACGAGCCGCGCAGACGGTCGACGTGGTTCGCGTTGTCAGCACCCAGTACGAAGACACGCTGTCCGAACATCATGCAGCTATTGTCGCTTCGTATGCTGCCGATGCGGTGCGCTCCGTACATCTCCTGCATCGGGAGCAGGATGTTCCTGCGGATTGTCTCGCGGGTGTTGCCGAGGATCACGTTCAGGCCGTCCTTGCCGTCACCTGATATCAGCCGCTTTGGGATCAGGAAGTAGTCGAGGTAGGTCTTCCCGCTTCGTGTAGCCCCGGTCTTGATGTTCCAACGGTGGGTAGCGTTGCGCCAAAACTCCAATTGCTTCTCAGACCCCGGCTGCATCGTCCCACCTCTTCAGCATCTGCATAACAGGATCGTCGACCTTGTCTATCGTCATATTCGCGCCCAGCTTCTCAAGGGCTGAGACGATGGACAGGAGGTCGTGGTCTACGGTCAGCCTCTTGCCGCCGTCCGTGATGGTCTGCCTTGAATGACTGCCGCCGTTCTCAGGCATACGCTCAAGCGCACGGATCAGGCGGTCGATTGCAAGCCCCTTGGCGTGTTCGTACTTGGCGGCGTTGCTCGCGATTTCGTCAGCGGTTTTTTGTTGTACCCTCGTTGTAACTTCATTGTACAAGCCGCCGCGCTGATTCGCCCAGCCTTCAGTATTGGCTCGTTTAATCAGCGTATTCTCTGAAACGCCGTATTTCCTTGCAAGTTTTCGTTGGCTGATGCCGCCGCCAATGTATTCGGCTCTTATCTTCGCCCAGTCGGGCCTCTTGGTCTTTTCAATCGTTGGTCACCCCTTTACTTACCAAGCGAGCGCACGATCTCGCGCTCTCTGTCGCTGACATAGTGTTCTCCTCTCTTTCTATCTCCTCTACGCCGCTTCTCGCAACGGCCTGTATGCAAGAAGCTTATATCCAGCGGTCTCGAAGTTTGACCAATGAACTACATAGAACTCAGCCTGCCCGATTTGGCTTGCTCCTGTGTGGCGCGTATCAGCCAAACCGTTCTCGACAAACTCCATGATGTCGGTTGTCTTTGCTATCGCAAGGCTCATAATCTCGCCTGTCCGTTTGTCCACGTATCCTTGCATCGTCAGATACGGATAAACGCCACCATGCTTGATAGCGTGTTGGCGTTTCTCGTATTCTGTTTTCACTCCGCTTGCTCGCGCTTTGCGGACGGTGAACGTGTTAAACGGTCGAGAGAATCTTGCCGTGTCTATCTCCTGCATCCTTGAAGCGATGCCCCACACAAGCCCTATCGAATCGTAGACTTGAAAATAGTCCGTGCCACAAGTGAGATCCAGCATCTTGCAGACCTCATCGTCTGACCCCTCGACTGCGAGCAACTTGCCGCCGTTCAACAGATCGGAGATGATAGGGCGAGCCGTTTCGACGTACTGCATCGCCTTGCGGAGGTCATTTAAGAAGCCTTTACCTTCGATAGCACACACCCCCTCTGCTCCGCAATCGCGGCATTGTCGGGGTTGATCTCGAATCCTACGCCGTTTCGCCCCAGCTTTGCGGCGGCAAGCAAGAACGTGCCAGTACAAGCGAACGGATCAAAGACAACCTGACCGCTCTTTGTGCTGTGCCTGATGAACCGCTCCGCAATCTCCATCGGCTTCTGCCATGCGTGGTATCGGTCGCCTTGCCGTCCGTCAGGTGCGTTGATCTCCTGCACCGCCCATTGTTCTGTTGTCAGCGGGCAGTCGAGCGCTGGAGCGTTTTTACCGCGATAAAAAAGACAGGCTTGCCAATTCTGCTTGTACCTGTCTTTTGGGTTCTGACCGAGCGTGTTCTTGTACGTCCACACAAGGACTTGAACAAGACTCATATGCTCCGGTATTTTTGCATTGAGGTATGCCCTCAGTTCGTTCGGGTACGAACCGATGAACACATACGCAAGGCCTGTATCTTTAACGCCGTTTAAGGCTTTATACAGCCAAGAATCGACAAATGCGTCGATGTCCTCTACATCCGTCGAATATGGCGGGTCTGTCAGAAGCAAGTCGCACTTGTTCTTCAGCGTCTTGCCGATGCCGTCGCCGACGTAGAGGATAGCGCGCCCTGTCTCCCTCTGCTGCTCTGCAATGTTTGCCCGCGCCTGTTCGATCTCCTGCTCTTTCTTCTGTGCTTTGACCATGCTCAGAACTAACGAGCGTGTGACAATATCGTCATCCTCTCTTGCCTGTGCCTTGGCTTGTGCGACGATCTCAGGGTGGGCGGCGAGGGTTTGAAAGCGGCTCACCATTTTCTTCATGGTATCATCTTTGCCCTTGAAGCCCGCATCTCGAAGCGTTTCTATCTTTGGCTTTTCAAAAGTGACACCGCTGTCACTTTTGAAACTGTCGCTTCGTCTATCGCCGCCGCTTGCTTTTTGCGTAGATGTCAGCAATTCGCCTATTCTTACCTCAGCATCCAGCACCGCCTCGCCAATCTCCTGCGCCTCTTTCAGCTTTTGTGCGTGAACCTCTTGGGCAAGCCCTACTTTGTCGATAGCGCGAATCTCGGCGCGGACGGCGACTAGTTTTTCGCGTCCAATCAGGACGAACCTCGACAAATCCTCGATTGTACTTGGCAGATTGTTTTGAGCGACAGTAATCCCTTGCATACTCCTATCCCTTCTCTATCCCATAAAAAATTGCATAGAAAAGGCGCGGGTGGGATAGTACCCCGCGCCATCGGTGTTGCAATCACCGTTCTATGCCCTCTCTTAATCGCCGCCGCTCCCTCCACTGCCCCCAACTGGGTCTAGGCGACACCCGCAAACCGGGCGAGAGGAGGCAACCCGGCAGCACCCCAAGCCCTTTGTTTTGATTACCCTGTTCGAAGGCCGCGAACAGATACATCTCTGACGGGAGATGTCTAAAACAAAAAGGCGGCGTATTCACACCGTCTTCTTGCATGATATCGTTTTACCACGAAAAAACCGCAGTAAACCGCACACTCAGAAAAATATCTCTGCGAAGTGCGCGAGTGCGCTTTCATGGATGACCCGGCTCCACGTTTCACCTATCTCCATCCGCATCATTACGTTGGCCCAGCTTCTGCCGTCGATGTACCGCAGTTCGAGCAGTCGGGCTTCACGTTCATCCTTCATCGCGTCAATAGCGTTCTGAATAGCGTGTAGCCTCGCGTTCTTCTCATCGATGCTCTTGTCGAGTTGCTGTTCAAGCTCGACCTTCGTTATGACCGCCGCTTCGAGCCGTGAGCGCTCGCCTGTTCCGCTCACGCGCTCTCCATCAAGCGAGGCTGTCGTGCGGGTGGCAGATGCCATCAGGGCGGCAAGCCGTTCAGTTTTCTCTTGTACCCGCTTTTCGAGTTGTCGGT